GTTTTTTTCACAAAATATTTAAAAACCCGAGTTTTTTTGGAATTTTGGCGCAAAACCCACAAAAAACTTTAATTTTTGGGTAAAATAGTGGCAAATAGCTAATTAAAAGCATAAAAGTTATTAAAACCATATCAAATAATGCAATAAAAGATAATGAGGATACATATATGGCACAAATGACATTACAAGAGCAGGCCGACGCGATAAAACGCATGGCCGAGGAGTCCGGCCTAGAGTCAAACTACTTTTTTATAACGACTTTTGAGCGTTACGAGGTACAACTAAGCATCCTCGAGCGCCTTAAGGAGAGCATGGATAAAGACGGCATGCTCGTATCCAAAGAGTACGTTAAAGGCCGAGGCAACTTATACTCGAGTCCGGCGGTTACAGAGTTTAACCGCACAACAGATAGCGCAAATAAGACCGTCTCGACGCTTATGCGCATCTTAAAAAATTTTGGTGCAGCGACGACCGATGATAAGGGTAGCGATCCGCTTTTGGCTATGATAAACGGAGGCGATGACGATGAGTAGTATAGACTTGCGGCTAGGCGACTGTTTAGAGGTATTAAAAAGTATACCCGACAAGAGTATCGATCTTATCGTTACCGACCCGCCTTATTTATTTAATAACGGCAAAGGCGGCGGCGCTTTTGGCGCGGATAAAAGATCGTACCATGAGGAATATTACGCCATGTTTAGGCGTACTGGCGCGACAGAGGAGACCGAGCGCTTGCGTATTATTGCTAATAAAAAAGCCCAATCCGATCTAGTCGCGAAAATGGCCTCCGGTTTTGATTATAGTGTGCTAGATGAGCTATGCCGGCTACAAGACAAGATAAATATTTATATTTGGTGCAGTAAAGCGCAGTTGCGATACTTATTAGACTATTACGACGACAAAAAGTGCTTTTTAGAGCTTTTGACTTGGCACAAAACTAATCCGGTGCCAACTTGCAATAATACATACCTAAGCGATACCGAGTATTTGGTTTTTGCTCGCCAAAAAGGCGTAAAAGTATACGGAACTTATAAAACTAAAAGAAAATACTATGTAACGCAGGCAAACGTCGCCGACAAGAAAAAATATAACCATCCAACGATTAAGCCGCTCGAGATAATAGAGAATTTGGTTATTAACTCAAGTCTTGAGGGCGACCGAGTGCTTGATCCTTTTATGGGCTCGGGCACTACTGGCGTGGCGTGCAAGAGGCTAAAACGCGATTTTATCGGCATCGAGATCGACCAAAATTATTTTGCTACCGCAAAAGAGAGGATAGATAAGACCGATGACGAGAGCGACCGAGTGTAAAGCCTATGCATTTTGCAAAAAGTCAGTAAGAGCCAAGACCACGCCCAAGTATGTTAAAGCCTCTATGCGCGAATTTATGAAAATCGCCGAGGGCAAAAGCAAAAAGTATATGCTTAGCGAGCATAAGGTACGCCAAGTCGAGAACGTCTTAAAATTGCTCATCATGCCAAAGGGATTAAAAGCAGGCCAAACGCTATACGAGTGCACGGTCGGGTATCAATGGCTTTTTTATACCGCGACGCTATGCGTAGTCTATCGCAGCGATCCAAATAAGCGCCGATATGAGACCGGCGTGCTCGAGATCGCCCGTAAAAACTTTAAAACGTACACGATCGCGACCATCTTTATTTTGCTATTTTTAACCGAGCCCGCATTTAGCAACTTTTTTAGCGTCGCGCCGGATGGGCAGCTTAGCCGCCAAGTCCGCGAGGCTATTAATGAGACGCTTAAGTCGAGCCCGCTAGTTTATAAGTATCGAGATACCGAGCGCTTTAAGATCATGCGCGACTGTATCATTTTCAAGCCCACGTCGACCAAATATACGCCACTTGCATACTCGACGAGCAGCCTAGACGGCCGCTTGCCTAACGCCTTTTTGTGCGACGAGACGGGCGCCCTTAACTCGAGCTACCCGATTAACGCTATGCGCTCGGGTCAGTCGGGCATTTTAAACAAGCTCGGCATGATTATCTCGACCAAGTACCCAACGATTAATAACCCATTTGAGGACATTTGCGCTTACTCTAAACGCGTCTTGGATGGGCAAGAAAAAGACGAGGCTTGGTTTAGCTTGCTATATGAGCCGGACAATATCAAAGGTTGGGAGACCGACGACTTAATACTTAAGCAGGCTAACCCCGCAGCGCTAGAGATGCCGGAGATTTGGCATAACCTTGTCAAAGAGCGCGCCTATGCGGTCGCCGTGGAGAGCGCACGCGAAAATTTTGTGTGCAAGCATTGTAACATTATCTATCAGGGCGCCGGCACGGAGACTTATATAGACGTAAACGACGTCAAAGCGTGCAAGGTCAAAAAGGGCTTTATTAACTGGCAAGGCAAAGTCGTCTATCTTGGTCTCGACTTGTCGATGACGACAGATAATACAAGCGTCTCGATGGTAGGCTTAGACGAAAATAACAACATTTTAGCCGAGAGTTTTGCTTTTATACCCGCCGACCGGATCGAGGAGAAAACCATTAACGAAAAGGTCAATTATAGAGAGCATATGCGAGGCGGTAAGGTCATGGCATGCGGCGACCGAGTTATCGATTACGGTTTTGTCGAGCATTTTATCTTATCGCTAGAGGAAAAGTACGGCGTGCAGATCCAAGCCATCGGTTACGACCGATATAACGCGATGAGCACGGCGCAAAAGCTAGAGGCGGCCGGCTATAATCTCGTCGAGGTACGGCAGCACTCGAGCGTATTGCATCCGCCGACTAAGCTATTAAAAGAAAAGATTTTGCGTGGCGAGTTTGAGTACGAGGATAACCCGATGCTCGAGATTAATTTTGCAAACGCCCGATGCACATATGACACTAACCAAAATCTTTACGTTAATAAGAAAAAGGCTAACGGCAAGGTTGATATGGTCGTAAGCCTTATTAACGCGATTTACTTGCTTAACCAAGATGCAATACTGGGAGGCGATTATTTTACCGCACAAGTTATTTAAAGCTTATGGTATATAATTAACTTGGAAAGGGATAAAAACCATATGGCAATATTTAATTTTAAAAAGCGAGATGCAGGATCGAGCGCGACGGCGCAAGATACCCCATCGACGGCGCCAAAAACCGAGCCGGAGGTTAGCGACGTTTTGCTTAATGCCTTGCTTAGGGGAGACCCTATCACCCGCGAGCAGGCTATGACGATACCGGCGGTAAGCGCGGCCGTAAACCTTATTAGCGGTCAAATAGCATCCATGCCGGTTAAGTTGTATTGGATCAAAGAAAACGAAAACGGCGACAAGTACGTCGAGGAGCGCGCAGACGATCCACGCGTAAAGATGCTTAACAACGATACGGGCGACACGCTCGACGGCTACCAACTTAAAAGAGCGATGGTCGAGGACTACCTTATGGGTCGCGGTGGTTACTGTTACATCCAACGCGGCGAGCGTAGCAACGACGTAGGCGGTCTTTACTATGTTAGAGACGATTACGTTACGGTTATTTGGAACCCCGACCCGATCTTTAAAAAGCGCAAGCTTTTTGTATATGAAAAAGAGTATGACTTATTTGATTTTATTAAGCTTTTGCGCAATACCAAAGACGGCGCCGAGGGCGTAGGCCTAACGACCGAGGTATCGACCGCGCTAGAGACGGCCTATCAAACGCTCGTCTATCAGCTATCGGCCGCTAAAAATGGCGGTAACAAAAAGGGCTTTATTAAGTCGACTAAGCGCCTCGGCCAAGACGAGATTAACGTGCTAAAGGCCGCATGGCGCAATATGTACGCAAATAAGGGCGAGTCGGTGGTCGTGCTTAATAATGGCCTAGAATTTCAAGAGGCAAGCAACTCGGCGACCGAGATGCAGCTAGACCAAAACAAAAAGACGCTCACGGATGAGATTAACGATATTTTCGGCATCTATCCAAATGACTTTTACCGCACATTTAAAGAGGCCATCTATCCGATCGTCAAAGCTTTTGAGACCGCGCTTAACCATGACTTGCTTTTGGAGTCAGAAAAGGGCAAAAAGTTTTTTGAGTTTGACGTCAAAGAGGTTTTGCGCGTAAGTCTTAAAGAGCGTTACGAGGCTTATAAGCTCGCCAAAGAGACCGGCTTTATGACGCTTAACGAGATACGCCGCGCCGAGAATATGAGCCGCATAGAGGGCTTGGACGTCGTAAACGTTGGCCTAAGCGCCGTGCTTTACGATACAAAGACGCATCAGTATTACACGCCTAATAACGATGCGAGCCACGATATGAAAGGCATAGAAAAAGAGATCGTCGACCACGACGTCATCAGCGACGAGGAAAAAGACGGTAACATCGAGTAAATAAAGTAAAGGAGCTTAATATGCGTATAAACATTAGAGAGGATAGCGTCGAGCTAGAGGGCTATGTTAATGCAATAGAGCGCGATAGCAAGCCGCTACCAAGCCGCCTCGGTAACTTTATCGAGCGTATTTGCGTTGGAGCCTTTAAAAGGGCGCTAAAGCGCGGTAACAACGTGCACATCTTACTTAACCATGACTGGGATAGAGACCTCGGCTCGGTCGAGGATGGTAACCTCGAGCTTGAGGAGGATAATATCGGCTTGCGCGTCCGCGCTACCATTACCGACCCCGAGGTTATCGAAAAAGCCCGCGCCGGTAAATTGCGTGGGTGGTCGTTTGGTTTTGAGGATCGCGAGGTCGAAAACGGCTTGCAGGGCGGCATGCTTTTGCGCTTAGTTAAAGACCTATTTTTGCACGAGGTAAGCGTACTTGACGACCGCAAAACGCCGGCCTATGCAGGCACGCAGGTTTACGCCCGCTCGGTAGATGGCGAGGATCACATTATTTATCGTGGCGAGGAGAATAACGAGGACGTCGAGGTGGTAGAGATTAAAAAAGATGAGCCACAAGAGCGCGACGACGAGAAAACAACAGAAAACGAGCCGGATGTGCAAAAGCCTGTTGAAAACTCGGAGCCGCAAGGTAAAGACGTTGTGGATAACGTTGTGGATAACCACGAGCAAAATGTAGAAAATCTTGACAAAATCGATTATAGTAGATATGAGCAAATGATTAAGTCTATGAAGGAGGACGCATCATGCTAAAGCAGCTAAAAGAAAAGCAGCGCAGTCTTATCACTCGTGCCGACGAGATTTTGGCCGAGGCTAAGACGCAAAATCGCGAGCTTACCGACGCAGAGGCGCAGGAACTCGCAGAGATCCGCGATAACGTTAAATTTATCAAGGATCGCATCGAACTTATCGGCGATGTAGAGGGTCTCGACCGCGAGTGCGGCGATGCCAAACCGGCCGCAGCAGCCGCAGAGCCGGCAGAAAATAAAGACGAGGACGCAGAGGTCGCAAAGCGTGAGGAACGCTCATTTGAGGCCTTTATCCGTGGTAACGCTATGCAGTTGCGCGACGATGCTAGCACATCACCACTAACTAAGACCGCTAACGGGTCTATCGTGCCAAAAACTATCGCAAAGCGCGTTATCCGCAAGCTTTACGATATTTGCCCTATCCTCGAAAAGTCGACCAAGTACAACGTTAAAGGTAACTTGGCGATCCCATATTACGACGAGGACGACACGGCTATTACCGTTGGTTATCAAGACGAATTTACCGCACTTGTCGCTAATAGTGGTAAGTTTACGACTATTAACCTCGGTGATTTCTTGGTTGGCGCACTCGCTAAGATCAGCGTGCAGCTCATTAATAACGTCGATTTCCCTATCGTCGATTACATCGTCGACGCTATGGCTTACTCGATGAAAAGATTTTTCGAGCATGAATTGCTTATCGGTACTAACAACAAGATCGCAGGCTTGAGCGGCGTTACTATTAACGTTACCGCAGCAGCAGCCACCGCGGTTACATCCAACGAACTTATCGAGCTACAAGATAGCGTTAAAGATATGTTCCAAGAGAACGCTATTTGGATCATGAGCCCAAATACTCGTACCGCTATCCGTCAGCTCAAAGACAATTACGGCCGCTATATGTTGCAGGATGACATTAGCTTGCCATTTGGTAAGAGCTTGCTTGGTAAGCCTGTTTATGTATCCGATAACATGCCGGATATGGCCGCCGGTAAAGTCGCTATCTATTACGGCGATATGAGCGGTCTTGCTACCAAGTTTAGCGAGGACATCGTTATCGAGGTCTTGCGTGAACGCTTTATCGATCAGGCCGCTATCGGCGTTATCTCTCGTGCAGATTTCGACGCTAAGGTCGAAAACGCACAAAAGATCGCTAAGCTCACGATGCATAGCGCTTAATCTAGGAGGTGATAAACCATGCTAGTTAAAGCACTTAAAAGTTTTGCCGGTGCCGTCTCTATGGGCGCCGGTGAGACTCGAGACATCGACGATAAGGCTATCTTGAGCGACCTAATCGCCGCCGGATACGTTGAGGCCGAAAAGGTCGCCAACGCCAAAGAGGCCGAGATCGTCGAAAAACCAAAGTCTAAAAAGGCTAATTAAAAGGGGATGTGCACAAGATGAACGTTACAAAATTAAGCGAGCTTACGGCGGCAGATATTGCCGAGTATTTACGCTTGAGCGAGGTTACGGCAGAGGACACGAACTCGCTTACGACTTATCTAACCATCGCTAAAAGCTATATCGTGCAATACACGGGCTATACGCTCGCCGAGCTCGACGCGTTTAGCGACGTCGTACAAGTGGCGCTCATCTTGTGCCAAGATATGTACGACAACCGCTCGCTATATATCGAAAAAAGCAACCTTAACTATGTCGTCGAGTCGACGCTAGACTCGCATAGGATAAATCTATTATGATTAATGCCGGCGATTTTAAGTACCGTATAAGGATCTATCAGATCACGCGGCCGAGAGATGCGCAGGGCTTTACAAATGAGCTAGTCGAGACGGAGGTATTACAACCGTATGCCGCCGTCAAAACTACCAAAGGCTTTACGCTAATTACGGCTAATACAGATTTTGAAAAGGCCTTTACTAACTTTACCATCAGATACTCGCAGACGGTTATTAACGCCTATTACAATAGCGACACATCTAACCGCGACATGCTTATCGAGTTTAGAGGCAAAACCTATAAGGTCGAGTACCTAAACAACGTCGACGAGGCTAACGTCTTACTCGAGATGCAGGCTAAAGAGGTGATGCACTAATGGCTAAGTTTAAAATGGAGCTACCCGACCAAATCTTAAAAGATTTTGAGCGTATTTACGGCGGTACAGATAAGATTTTCGGCGGCATGACTAAAGCAGGCGCCGAGGTCGTTTATACTCGCGTAAAAGCCAATGTACCGGCGGCTTTTAGGGATAGCGATATTATGAAAACGATGCGCTTATCCAAACAATATAAAACGCCGACGGACGATGGCATTAATACGCAAGTCATGTTCGACGGCTATTTTTATACCAAGCCGGATAAGTACGGCAAAAGGCATATAGCGCCCGCGCCGTTAGTGTGTAACATGTTTGAGTACGGATCGAGCAAGCACAAATACCCAAAGCATCCGTTTTTTCGCAAGTCGTTTAACAAGGCGGCTATCGAAAAAGCTATGCTAGAGGCACAAAAGAGCTTAAGCGGAGGTTTACTAGATGATTAACGAGCTAATAGAGAGGATCTTTACAGATTTTACGGTCGACGGCAAAAGCATACCGGTCTCGTTTTTAGTGTATAACGGTAAAGCGACGACTTACGTTACTTATCAGCAGATCCACGCAGACGACGCGCTCGGAGCCGACGACGACATCGTGGCTTATGTCGATTATTACGATTTTGATATATACTCAAAAGGTAACTACATAAGCATTGTAGAGGCAATTAAAAGTTTATTAAAAGCTAACGGTTTTACATGGCAGCCGATTAAATCGTCGGGCGACTTTTACGAGCCCGATACCGGCTACTATCATAAAACTTTAAATTTTGCGATCGAAAGGAGTAACTAAGATGGCAAAGATCGGGTTAAATAATTTCCGCTACTCGGTACTTACCGAGGCAGCAGACGGCACGCCAAGCTATGCCGGTGCCGTTAAGCCGGCTAAGGCAGTAAGTTGTAGCGTATCCGTAGACAATAACGATGCTAAGCTTTTTGCAGACGACGCACTCGCCGAGAGCGATACGTCATTTGCAGGCGGTAGCGTAACTATGGGCATCGACGAGGACGACTTGACGACGATGGCCGCATTACTCGGCCATACTATCGACGAGGGCGGCGAGATGATCCGCAACGCCGAGGATACCGCGCCTTATGTCGGACTTGGCCGTATCGTAACCAAGATGGTCGGCGGTGCATACAAGTACAAAGTCGAGATTTTGTATAAGGTTAAATTTGCAGAGCCAAGCCAAGAAAACAACACAAAGGGCGAGTCGATCGAGTTTGGTACTACCGAGATCGAGGGTACAGTAAACGCGCTCGCTAACGGCGACTGGTCTAAGGCTAAGCAGTTTGACACTAAAGAGGCCGCTATCACGTATCTTGAGACGGCTTTTGCGTCGGCGGGCTAGCAATAAAGGCAGGCCGGCAAGTCCGGCTTGCCTTTTTAAGTGATATTAACGAGAAAGGATAAGATGAGATGAAAGATATTAGTAAAGAGCTCGAGTATCGCGGTAAAACTTACAAGATGGTCTTTAACTTAAACGTTATGGAACTTATACAAGACCATTTTGGATCGGTAGACGCATGGGCGGAGGCCATGAGCCAAGAGGACGGCAAAGAGCCAAGAGCAAAAGACATTATTTACGGCTTTTGGGCGATGCTTAACGAGGGCATCGACATCGCTAACGAGGACAAGCCAAAAGACGAGCAGATCGCGCCGCTTACACTTAAGCAGGTCGGCCGCATTTTAACCGAGGTCGGCATTACTGGCGCAGCCGAGCAGATGAAAAGCTTAGTCGTAGACTCGACAAAGGGCGACGACTCAAAAAACGCATAATACCCGATGAGGTAGACCCACACATCGACTTTACATGGTACTACTTTATCGGGCATACAAGACTCGGCTTAACATTTAAAGAGGTCGGTAGGCTCACACTTACGCTTTTTAATAAACTATATAAACATTATCAAGATACTTTTGATACCGAGATGCGGCTTAAGGCAGCTAATATGACTTATGCCGAGGCCATCGCCAAGTCGCAACGCGATCAAGAGTGGTTATAGGAGGTCATGACGTGGCAGGTTTTGGCGGATCGGTCAAACTTACTGGCGAGAGCGAGTATCGCAACGCCTTGCGGATGTGTACGCAGAGCTTGCGAGAGATGGCTAGCGCCCAACAAGCTAGCGCGGCGCAATTTAGCGCAAGCGATAAGTCTATTAGCGCGGTAGCTACTCGAGAGCAGCAGCTTAACGCCATTTTGGCAAAGCAAAAAAGTGTACTTGCAGATGTTACGGCATCCTATAACAGTTTTGCGGCCAAAGTAAAAGAGCAGGCCGATAAACATAAAGAGCTAGAGGCTCAATATAACAAAGAGGTTACAGAGCTCGAGCGCATTAAGACCGAGAGCGGAGAGACGAGCGAGGCTTACAAAAAACAGAGCGACAAGGTTGCCGACCTTGCCGCAGAGCTTAAGAAAAGCGAGACCGCATATAACGAAAATGAGATCGCCTTAAGCAAAATGAAAACCCAAATGAACAACGCCGAGGCTACCGTCGCGAAAACGACTAAAGAGCTCGACGAGTTGGGCAACGAGGCCGAGGAGTCAGGCGAAAAGGCCAAAAAAGGCGGCGACGGCTTTACCGTCATGAAAGGGATACTCGCCGACCTCGGCGCATCCGCTATCAAGTCCGCGCTTAACGGGCTAAAGTCGCTCGGTAGCGCTATGGTAAACGTAGGCAAGCAAGCTATCGCAAGCTATGCCGATTATGAGCAGCTTGTGGGCGGCGTCGAGACGCTATTTAAGGATAGCGCCGGCATTGTAGAGGGTTACGCAAATAACGCCTATAAAACCGCAGGCTTGAGCGCTAACGAGTATATGGATACCGTTACGTCATTTAGCGCGAGCTTATTGCAGGGCTTAGGCGGCGACACGGAGGCGGCCGCAAAGGTTGCCGACATGGCTATTACAGATATGGCCGACAACGCTAACAAGATGGGCACAAGTATCGACATGATACAAAACGCTTATCAAGGTTTTGCAAAGGGCAACTTTACAATGCTCGATAACCTTAAGCTCGGATATGGTGGCACTCAAGAGGAGATGGCGCGGCTTATCAATGACTCGGGCGTACTTGGTAGCTCGATGAAAGTAACCGCCAAGACGGTTAAAGATGTGCCATTTGATAAGATGGCCGAGGCGATCCACAAAGTCCAAACCGAGATGGGTATTACCGGCACAACCGCAAAAGAGGCATCGAGCACGATAAGCGGCTCGGTCTCATCTATGAAAAGCGCATGGTCTAACATGCTTACGGGCATCGCCGACGATAACGCAGATTTTGGGCAACTGGTACAAAATCTTGCCGATAGCATCGTAACGGTCGCAAATAACCTCGTGCCGCGCATCCAACAGACCATAACCGGCATCGCGCAGATGGTAAGCGAGCTAGTTAAGACCGTTTTGCCGCAGATCGTGCAGCAAATACCGCCTATCTTGCAAGAGACCTTGCCTATACTTATCGATGCGCTATCGACGCTATTACAAAGCTTGCTCGATATATTGCCGGTCGTTATGCCGATACTTACGGACGCATTTATGCAGATCGTAACGGCCTTAACTGGCATGCTACCGCAAATTATTAGCGTAGGCATACAAGTTATTATCCAACTTATACAAGGCATCACGCAGGCGCTACCGCAGCTTATCGCCATGCTACCGACTGTTATTAACGAGATGATAAACGCCATACTCTCGAATATCGATACATTTATCGACGCAGGTATCGATTTGATATTAGCCTTAGCGGACGGCTTGATCGAGGCATTACCGGACTTAATCGATAAGATCCCAATTATTATCGATAAATTACTTAATGCGATAACTAATAACTTGCCAAAAATCATCGAGGCGGGCATTATCTTAATTATTAAGCTTGCCGAGGGCATTATTAAGTCAATACCAAACCTTATCGCCGCTATCCCTAAAGTTATCGGCTCGCTACTAACCGCATTTGCCAACTATTACTCAAAGCTATTTCAGGTAGGTAAAGACTTGCTAAGCAAACTTATTAGCGGTATCGGCTCGATGATAGGCAACGCCGTCTCGAAAATCGGCGAGGTAGGTACGGCCATTTGGAATAAAATTAAAGAATTTCCAAGCAAATTTCTCGAGGTCGGTAAAAACATGGTACAAGGTATATGGAACGGTATATCGAACGCTAAAGACTGGGTTTTGGGCAAGATCGCAGGGTTTGGGCAGTCTATCCTCGACGGTATAAAAGGCTTTTTCGGCATCCACTCGCCATCGACGGTATTTAGGGATCAAATCGGCGAAAACTTGGCGCTTGGTATCGGCGAGGGCTTTACTGATGAGATGGCTAACGTTACAAAAGATATGCAAAACGCCATGCCAACGAGCCTCGATACATCCATTAATACGGGCGTAAACGGCGCCACGAGCGCGTTTGGCGGCGTAGCCTATGACAATATCGTCTCGGCGTTTAAAGACGCGCTAGCGGGCGTTAAAGTGGTCTTAGACGATGAGGAGATGGGCACATTTATCGACCGCACGGTAACTAATATAGTCTATAATTAGAGGTGAGATATGCGTAACTATATTATTTTAAACGGACAAAGTAGCGCAAACATAAACGGTTTGCTCATCCAAGAGCTCGCGCCGATCAGTAAACCGCAGCAACGCACGCAAGTCGAGACTATCGACGGCCGAGCCGGCGACATCGTAACGCCGCTCGGTTTTGCAGCGTATAACAAAAAGGTCTCTATCGGCCTCTATGGCGATTATGACATCGACGAGGTTATCGAGTTTTTTAATAGCGACGGCGAGGTTACATTTTCAAACGAGCCCGACAAATATTACAAATATCAGATACTCGACCAAATAGATTTTGAGCGCCTTATCCGATTTAGGACGGCGAGCGTAACTTTTCACGTCCAACCGTTTAAATACTCGACCGAGCAGTCCACGAGAGACTTTACGCCAAGTGCAGGCGTCCAAAGTATCAGCGTCGTAAACAAAGGTAACATTTACGCCAAGCCGGCCGTTACGGTTTACGGTACTGGCACGGTAAATTTGAGCCTAAACGGCACGCAAATCTTAGTTATCGACCTCGGCGAGACCGCAAATAATATCACTATCGACGCCGATGCACTCGAGGCTTACACAAATACGACCGCAAATCTTGCTAATAGATCAGTCGACGGCGACTATGATAATCTTAAGCTCAAAGTCGGCACAAATACGATCTCTTGGAGCGGTAACGTTACTAAAATAACCATCGCAAATTACTCGAGATGGATATAAGGAGGCAAAAGCGTGATTACTAAAGTAAAAGATATAATTATCACCCGAGGCGATAGCAAGGGCTTTAATTTTCGCGTTAGAGACGCGCAGGGCGCAGCAACCGCACTCGATGCCGCGCACTTTTCAGTCAAAGAAAAGCTAGACGATAGCGATTATGTCTTGCAAAAGACTTTAGGCGCAGGCATTACGCAACTCGATAGCGGCGACTATTACGTTAAGATCGAGCCGGCAGATACCGAGGGCTTAGAGTTGCAAAAATATTATTATGACTTGCAAATTACTATCGACGACGACGTTTATACGCCACTTAAGGGTCGATTTGACGTAAGATGGGATGTAACGGAGTAGGAGGTAAATATGAGCGATATTATTAACCAAAATACCGAGCCGCTATTTATTTTTGATATGCCGGACGATGAGACGCTAAGCGAGACCATATCCGTTAAGGGCGAAAAAGGCGAGCGTGGCGACCCGACTAAGCTATCAGACCTTGAAAACGACGAGGGCTTTATTACGGCAGAGACGGACGAGCTCGTGAACTATTACAAAAAAGCAGAGGTCGACGGCGCTATCGATGCGGCAGTCGATGAGCTAAACGTGCCGGATGGCTTTTTTAGCGATGATGCTATTTTATCCGGTAAAGGCACATCGATAACACTAAATGGCACGGCGCCACGAAAGGTTAAAGACGTAAAGCTATACGGCGACTTGTCGCAAAACGGAACGCCAACGCCTAGCAACTATGTACCTATTAAAGTAGCTACCGGCCGCCAAAGTATAACCATTGGGTCGTCGACTTATGAGGTTAATTTAGGCAAAAACCTTTTTGATAAAAATAATTATCATGCTTTTGTAGGTTGGGCATCGGGTGGAGTTATCCAAAACTGGGGTAACCGTGGCTATTGGATAGAGTGCGAGCCAAATACGACATATAGTATCCAAAAGATGCTTGCCGATCCGTCGTCTAAGTCGAGATTACAGATTTTCACAACCGCGCAAGAGCCGGCCGTGGGCGTTAGTGTTATAGGAATTTTACACAATAAGAACTCGGGCACAAGCGCGACGGTTACGACGCAGGCTAACGCAAAATATCTAGTAGTCGTATGTTATGAGGTCGGTAGCGGCTTAGTTACAACCGATGCTATTATGCGAGCATCCGTGCAAATAGAGCTTGGATCAACCGTTAGCAATTACGCCGCGTATTTTGAGCCGATCGAGGTTGCAGCAATAGACAACGCCGCCGACTACATAGCGCATAACGGCATATGGTACAAAAATAAAGCTATTGCCAAAATCACTTATACCGGCGCCGAGGGCGAGAACTGGAGTTTTGAGAGCGACGTAGCTAGCTCGGGCTTTAATCGTGCGATTATCACTCTAGGAGATAATTACGTCGGCAGCGGCCGCCAAAAGATTATATCGCAGTATTTTAAAACGCCTAGCGACAACTCGCATGCCGTGGGCGTAGGTTTTACCTCTAGTACATCGTTATACCTCTATCCCGACACAACGGTTACGTCGGTCGAGGAGTTTAAAGCATGGCTCGCCGCGCATCCGACTACCGTATACTATGCGCTAGCGACGCCGCACGCCGAGCCGATTACGAACGATGTTATCGTCGCAGGGCTCGACGCGCTTAAAGAGGCGCAAGCGAGCGCAGGCGCCACGGCAGCAAGTGTATCGGGCTTTTTGCCGGTGCTGTTAGAGCTAGAGGCTTACGCCGATACATATAACGGCACTATCGCAAGAGTCGACGACACGCTTAACGATACCTATACAAAAGAGGACGTCGACGGTATTATTGCAGGCCTCGACGATGGCCTTGTGGTAAGTTTCCCGATTTACGGAGCGGACGGCGACGACACGCTCGGCGACTGTACGATTTTAAAGAGTAAGACTAAAAATATGATGGTCGACTGTTTTACGGCGATCGTATCAGATACTTATACGTCGATTAAGTCGGCCATGAGCGACTTAGGTATAACGGGCATAGATTATTTGCTTATCACCCATTACCACGGCGACCATTTTGGCAATATTTTTAACCTTATTAACGACGGCTACTTAAAGGACGCAACCGTTATTTTGCCACGCACTCAAAGCAGATGGAGCGGTCAATATACCGGCGATACTATCAAAGACGCATTGGATGCAGCCGGCATAACATGGGTCGAGTGCAGCAACCAAACGATTACTTTAGACGACGCCAAAGTCGAGTTATTTAACGGATCAGACGTAGACTATGCGTACTATGACGCATACGAGGGCGACGACATTACATATAACGATTACTCGATATTTGCAAATGTAACTATCGGCGATAAAAAGATACTATTAACTGGCGATGCCGATAGAGTCGCTAACGAGTACGTCGTAGACAAGTATTTGCTATCAAATTACGACTTGCTTAAGGATAATCACCACGGTTTTGTAAGGTTTGACGCCGGATATGCTAGAAAAGTTAAGCCCGATTATGTCGTCGTACCGGCGAGCGTAGGCATGGTTAATCTAAACCTTGCAAGATGGGCGGCGGCGGTAGGATATTGGAGCGACGCAAACGCTAAGCTATATGTGCAAGGCTATCAGACCGAGCCGATTAAGTTTAGATTTACAAAAGATAGCTTAACGCTTATATCTAATAGCTACTCGACAGAGGATTTTACCGGTAGTGGCGAGATTAATTATTATGTCGATTTTGAGACGGCCGATACCGTCCGCACGGGGTCGCGCGAGCATCCATTTAAGACGCTATCGGAGGCGGCGATTATGACGCCGCGCCAAAGCTCGCTATCTATCGTGATTAACGTTGTAAGCCTAGATCCATCAGACCACGACGTTACTTTTGAGAGCTTTAATAAGCTAATGCTCAAAATGAACGACCAACCATACGGTGCTACTATCCGGATAAATCGATGCAAGAGGGCTATTTTATCAGATGTAAACCTTACCGACGGCCAACTAGCAGTAAACGAGTCGACGGTGCTTGTCGACGGCTTTACCTATACCGGTACGAGCTCGCAGTCCATCGAGTTAGTACAATCTAACGCGATACTTGAGGGCGACGTTAGCTTAAATATCCCGTCGGACGGTTTTGGTATCGCAATAGCGAGGGGATCGCAACTATATTTTGCGCCGGCGCAGTTTAGTGCAACATTTCCGGAGTCGGGCGGCGCGCAAATATTTAACGGATGGGGAGGCGTTTTAACATTTTCGACCGACGCGATCGCTATTCTCAAAGACTACCCATTTTTAACACGCATCATAAACTTAGGATCAGCACGGCAAATCTCTATGAGCGAAAACCACAAAGAGTTACTAGAGTTATTTACGTCAGATGCGGCGGCATACTCGGATATTACGACTACCGAGCCCGTAAGTCTTTATCCGTATTACGATGTACTTACGACCAACTCGAGCAACCACCGGACGGTTACGAGGGTCTTATCCGCTAACTCGGGCAATATTATAGACATTTTCCCTAACGCGGCCGGAACAGAGACCTATATACAGCATGTGCTAATCTCTAACTCGGGCAACAATATCACATTAGCCCGCAACGGCGAGACTTGCGTAAGGACTAGCGGCAACACCACCATAACGTCAGGCAATAAGCTCGGTATCCTAAAAATTTACGGCGTGATAAAATAAAAAGCGGAGTCTTAACATATTGCGCGATAAAGCCGTCCAAAAGGGCGGCTTTTTGCAATTTTTTTACAAGATTTAACGCTTTTGGATAAATCATATAACAAACACATTAAAATAACAGAGGTGGCGCGGCTAAAATCTTGGATAAAGATGCAACATAATCACATTAAAGATATAACAAAGCACAAGTGCTATACTATAAGCAAAGGAGCTCGACAACATGATAAAACTTTTTGGCAAGACCGAGACTAGCTTTAGCTCAAACGGCGACAAGGTTATTAACGCCATAAAAGCGCGCGTTAAAAAAGTCGATAACGGCGAGTTTTACCTAGAACTCGAGACCGACTTAAGCTATGTACCCGATTTTGAGGAGGGTAGGATCGTAGTAGCGCCAACGCCGCAAGGTGAGCAATATTTTAGGATCGCAAACGTTACAAAGACTAAAAATAAGATAACAACCAAGTGCCCGCATGTCTTTTTTGACTCAAAAAACTATCTTATCGCCGATAGTTACGTCTATCAGCTCGACTGTAACGCAGCGCTCGACCATCTTAATAGCGCAACAGAGCCGCAAAGCGAATTTACGACGATCTCGGACGTCGTGGCGGTAAACTCTTACCGATGCGTCCGTAAGTCTCTTTATGAGGCTACACAAGAGCTAATAAGCCGATACGGCGGCCATTTAGTCATGGATAAGTTTAATATCGGCATCCGACAGAATATCGGCCAAGATAAAGGCGTGGTCGTAAGATACGCTAAAAACTTGCAAGAGATTACTTGTAGCGAGAACTGGGATAAAGTTGTTACTAAGCTTATGCCGGTCGGTAAAGACGGCTTGCTATTGCCTAATAAATACGTCATGAGCGAGACGCAGTACGCCATCCCATACACTAAGACGGTAAGCTTTAGCCAAGATATAGACCAAGACGACTATACCGATGCAGACGGCAACCCCGACGTCGTAGCATATAACGACGCGCTTTTGCAGGACTTGCAAGATCAGGCGCAAGCATACGTCGACGAGTATTGCGTGCCGCAAGTAAATTACACGACAAAAGCAAATATACCGATAACAGATATAGGCGATACGGTACAAGTTATCGACGAGCGCTTAGGCTTAACGCTTACGACTCATGTTATAAGTTACGAGTACGATATTATTTTGGGCAAATACCGCTCGGTCGAGTTTGGCAACTTTAAGCAAACTCTATCGGGTCTAACGTCGCAGATCGCCAACCAAACGCAGCAAATCGTCGACGAGGGCGTACTTAGCTTGGAGGGTACGATCGGCGAGGAGCTACAAGCCGCAAAAGATACGGTTATGCAGGCGCTCGGCTCGGGATATTGTATTTACGAGGGCTCGGCCTTTATGGTCGTCGATGCCTTGCCAAAAGAGAACGCCCGCAACGTGCTTATGATTAATAATAACGGTATCGCTTTTGGGCAAAATGGTATTAATGGCGCTTTTACGAGCGCATGGACTATCGACGGCACGCTTAATATGCAGGCAATTAACGTTATTAATTTAACGGCTAATTTGATTAAGGGCGGTACGCTTAAGCTCGGCTCGGAGACCAACCAACAAGGCCAACTCGAGGTATACGACGAGGCTAATACGCTTATCGCAGAGATGAACGCGCAGGGCTTAAAGGTTTACGGCCAAGACGGGTCGTATGTTTTGATTAACCAAGAGGTCGGTTTTGCGGGCTATGATCGCAACGGCACGCCGATTTACTGGGTAGCTCAAGACGAATTTCACCAAAAAAAGGCGGTCGTCGAGGACGAGATTACCTTGTGCAATAAGTTGCGCTTTATCCCGATTACGATTACCGGCGATAATAATACAATAACTAACGATGGCATCGGCCTCGTAAGCGTAGGGAGTGATTAAAAATGGCAAGTAGCGGATCATTTAATACAAGCGGATACTCGGGCAGGTATTTAACTTTTGCTTGGAACGTAGCAAGCCAAGACGTAGCAAATAACCGCACGGTCATTAACTGGTCGCTTAGAGGCGCCGGCGGCTCGACAACTAGCTACTATATATCGGGTAACTTTAAGGTGCTTATAAACGGCCAAGAAGTTTATTTTTCGAGCAGACGAATTAACCTATATAACGGCACGCTTGTCGCAAGCGGTAGCTTTACGATTAACCATAATAACGACGGCACGGCATCGTTTGGCGCATATGCCGAGGCCGGTATTTACTGGGTACAGGTAAATTGCTCGGGTAGCGGATCTTGGAGCTTGCCAACTATCCCGAGAGCGTCGCAGCCATCTATTAATACATATCCTAACAACTCGCCAAACTTTAATATCGGCGACAAGATTACTATACACATGAACCGCGCGGCGTCGGTCTTTACGCATACGGTCAAATTTAACTATGGCTCGACGTCGTACACAATTGCCACGGGCGTTACGAATAATTGCACTTTTGACACGTCGACAATCGCTAATGCGCTTTATGCGCTCATCCCAAACGCTAACACTTATAGCAATACCATCTCGGTTACGACGTATAATGGCTCGACCGTGATAGGTACAAAGACATGCCCATATAACGCTAAAGTCGTAAATGCAAACCCGACATTTAATGCGGCATATCTCGACTCTAATAGTGCGACCGTAGCCGTTACAGAAAATAACCAAGTTATAGTACGCAATAAGTCGACTTTACGCATTAATATTACGAGCGCAGCGGCACAAAAATCGGCAACGCTCAAAACCGCAAAATGCGCTATTCTCGGCCAAACTGTAACGGCATCTATATCCGGCGCGAGCGCGGTACTAAATGTCGGCACGATCAACACATCACAAAATACCGCCGCTATCGTTACTGTTATGGATAGCCGCGGCAATATTACGACAAAAACTCTTAATATTAAGGTCGCAGACTGGCAAGCGCCAACGGCCATTATTACCGCGCATCGCCACGACAACTATTACTCGGAGACCGACGTAAACGTCGACGCAAATTACTCAAGCGTAAATGGCAAAAACACGATAACGATACAGGTACGCACGCAAAAGCAAGGCGACTCGTCTTGGTCGGCTTATCAGACGCTAGAGGATAATGTAACAAGCGTCTTAGATCTTGATAACGAGTACGCTTGGAATATTCAAGTATTACTCACCGATAGGTTTGGATCGACGACGTATAATGCCACTCTAAGTCGAGGCATGCCGATCGTATTTTTCGACCGGATAAAAAGCTCGACCGGCTTTAACTGTTTTCCACAATACGAGCAAAGCGTCGAGGTTAGCGGTCGTCTTTTTGTGCAAAATCAAGATATTTTAGACAAGTTTACCGGCATCGGCGGTACGGCGCAGGCGGCATCGACGAGCGACTGGAACACCGCCGGCGGCATGAAAACGGGTATATATATGGGCTCAAGCATGAGCAACGCGCCAAACAATAGCGCAAACTGGTTTTTTGTCTTGCATATGGTGCATAACGCAAAATACCAAAGACAAGTCGCTTTTGACTTTTTTAGCATTAACATTTTTACCCGCCGCATGGATAATGGAACATGGGGAGCATGGGAGCAAGTAAATCTAACGTAAAAAGGGTATAGGATGGATCAAATCACGATAGGGCAGATCGCCGCAGCGCTAGCGCTTATCGTCGGCATAGTAACCGGCGTCGAGTTATTATTTAAAAAGCTTAAAAAAGGAGCTACCGAGTGGCTTACAAAGGCGCTCGAGCCGACTAACCAAAAGCTCGATAACTTGGATGCAAAAATCGGCGACGTCGATATGAGCCAATGCAAAAATTTTTTGGTACGCTTTTTGGCCGACGTCGAGCAGGGTAAAGACATCGACGAGGTAGAAAAAGAGCGATTTTACGAGACTTACGAGCACTATACCAAGCTTGGCGGCAACTCATACATCCACGATAAGGTCGAACGCTTGAAAAGCGCCGGCAAGTTATAATATACTAAGGCTATGTATGCAAAGAGCACTCGCAAGAGTGTTTTTTTGATGGTATATCTATCAACTTTTTATAAAAAATCTAATGTCGCACAACGTATAAAAGTTGGCAAATAGCTAATATTATAAAAGCAAGCTTAATCGCAGGGCTTGCCCATCTAATACTTTAATTCTTTTAACTTCCTGACATTTTTACCTAATGGCGTTATACCTCTCTTGTAACGACTGGTGAGATTTTTCCTAATAAGAAAAGACGGCGTGAGCGGCCGTCTTTTTAATATGTGCAAAAACTATGTGAAAATGTGCAAAAGTGCTATAATCGTATCTATGCGTCGGCCGAGGTCTGTGCAAAACTCTAATAACGAGGACGCATACAAAACAACGCCAAATATGGCGCTTTTTTGTTTTTGAGCAACGCGAACTCACCGACGGGCTTATCGTAGTTACTCAAAAGCTATAAGAACTCGACAAAGACGTGCTTATTATCGACGCTTGTGCGTATCTCTTTAATGATGCCGCGCCAAAAGACGCGCTTATTTTCTCGGCTCATGCCGTCGTAAATGTTACGCCACCCGCTCGTCAGAAACTCACGATATAGGCTAGTATTAGAGCGCTTAGGCGCATTTGCCTTAAGCTTTTTAATCTCGGCATCCGTTTGCTCATATAATCGGTCGTAAGTCTTTACGTCGATGCGTTTTTTCATAAACATATAATTTAAGTTTTCGAGCTCGGCTTTTAAGCCTTTAATTTTGGCTTGCGTATTATCTTTTATATCGCTATCTAGCATCTCGACCTCTAAGATATGCGTGTTAAGCAGATGATCGAGATTTTCGAGCAAGTACGACTCGATAATTTGCTCGCGAGCCAAGATGGTATTATCGCATTGATGATCCGAGTAGCGATACTCGCATCTATAATAGAAAAAGTGCTTATTTTTATAGGTAGTCTCTAAGCCCGTCATCGTACGGCCGCACTCGATACACTTAACGAGACCGGTAAAAAGATAAGTAAAAGCTCGTTTTTTGACTCTGATATTACTTTTAAGTATCTCTTGGATGCGGTCGTAAGTGGCGCGGTCGATATATGGCTCGGCAAAATTATCATTACCGCGATAAGACCCATAATAAAACTCTTTTTTAAGTAGCTTACTATAAGTCTCGTAGCAGCGCTTTAAATTGTACTTTTGATTAATATGCACGACGGTCTTGTGGATCGACTGGTGCGTTAAAAAATAATCAAAAATATCCTCGACGATATGCCTTGTGGCCTCGTCTTTAACGACGCGCTTTACGCCGTCGATAGTCGCGATTTTATAACCATATGGAACGGCGCCGCTAATCGGTTGGCCGTTTTTTATTTTGTAGTCAAATACGGCCTTAATGCGCTCGCTACCTTTATTAAGCTCATGCTCGGCAAGGTTTACCTTAAGATTAAATAAAAAGATACCGTTAGCCGTAGTCGTATCGACGTTATCCTCGGACGTGGCGATCATATCGACGTCGTTTTGTCTTAATATCGCAAGCATCTTATTAGCCTCGAGCACGTTACGACTTAATCGGTCGATCCTCGTAAATACGATGGCATCTATCTCGTGCAGGTTGGCAAGCATCTCTTGGAGTTGCGGGCGATCCATATTGCTAGCGCTATAACCCTCGTCGACATACATATTTACTATCTTATGGCCTTTATCAGTCGCCCATTTTTCTATCGTCTCGACTTGGGCGCTTATAGAGTAACCAAACTTTTTTTGCTCATCATGCGATACGCGGCAATAGCCGGCGACCTTTAATATCTTTTGGCTCATAATGAAAAACCACCCCTTTTTATGTTACATTTAGAAAACTTTTGTAAAAATGATTTAAAAATTAGAAAAAATGCCCATAATAGCGATAACCAAGAGAGGAGGTGCGCATTATGGACGTCGAAAAGATTTACGATTTACTTTTAAAGTTATATTGCGAGCAAGAGCAAATAAAAGTCGAGTATAAGCTTGTCAAGGTTGCAGGCCAAGACGCAAAAGCTTAGTGCCTATTTTTGCTATCGAGATACAGTTGCATAATATCACGGTAAAGCTCGTCTTTTTTCTCATCCGGCAGATCATCCGCATTAAAAATCGCCGCGATACGAGATGTAAGGTCTAGCGTCTCGTCAAAATTAGCCGTCTCGATGCCAAAATAGGATATATCGACATTAAAGACCTCGCAAAACGTTTTAAGCGTCTTAAGCGTAAGCGAGCGTTTACCCGACTCTATATTTGACATAGTAGATCGTGCAAGCCCGACTTTTTCAGCAAGCTCATTTTGGCGCCAACCGCGAGCAAGCCGCAAGTCGCGAATTTGCCGACCGATGTTTTTAGAGTTTATCAAGATTTATCACCTCATTACTTATTATAGCATAATATGTTTTCTTTAAGCGAACGTTATTAAAATAATAAAAACTTTTACCAAAATAATACAAAAAAGTATTGTATAAAAATAAGCATAGTCTATAATAAAAAGCAGAAAGGAACGTTAAAAGATGAAAAGGTTTAACCTTGCACTATTTAGGATGCGGCAAGGCCTTACTCAAACGCAAATGGCTCAAAAGTTAGATATTAGTGTTAGCCATTATGTCGGTATCGAGAACGGTTTTGCAGATCCTAGCTATAAAGTGCTATGTAAATTTAGGGATGTATTTAAAGATAAGCACGATGACATTTTCGAGCTATTTATAAAAGAGAAAAGAGAGGGCGGTAAAGTTGAGTAAATACGACGACGCTATCAGTAAAGCACAAGAGATTATACAGAGTGGCGACCAAGCAGCCATCGAGCAACTTAAGCAAAAAATAGAGGAGTACGAAAAGCGCTAAAAGTTTTCAAAGAGCAATTTTAAAACGAAAAAATTAATCGGAGGTAAACATGGTAAAACGTAAAGACGGCAAGCGCAAACCGCTTAAGCGCAAAAAGATAGCTTTTGGTAAGTCTATCGATGGCATTAAGCGTCGCAGATCGCCGGAGCCAAAGCGCAAGTACAATAACATTAACCACATTGACATCGATTATATCGAGACGGACTAGCATATGGAGGAGATTTTTCAATTTAGCCTAGCGGTAGCCGTAGCAGGCTTAGCAATTATCTTTTTATGCGTAGCGGGTATATGCGGCGTCGCCACGTTTTACGGTATCCAAGCGGTTATCGATGATCGTAAAAAGAAAAGAGAGAAAAGGCGCAAAAAATGAGCGATGAACTATCAGATGCAGCGCTCGACCTTTACGGCGAGCCGACTATTTACGAAAATAACGAGGAGTAAAAACAATGGCTAAAGGCTATACACATGAGTTACTAGAGATTATCGAAAAGGCGCGAGAGTACGATAAAACAAAGAGCATTACGACCGCATGCGACACATGCAATATGCTTAACAAGTGGGCGGATACCTTTTTGGTAAAAGAGGCCGACGATGAGCAATAGATCGAGTGTAGGCGGCAAATACTTAAGCCGAGTATTTAAAGCGCAGGGCGACGGCATCCAAGACGATAAAACCGCACGCTATGACGATATGATCCTAAGCAAGCAGCGCAAAGCGCTCGAGCGTAAGCGTAAGCAAGAGCGTCAAAATAAACGCAAGGCGCGCCGCAAATGATTAAAAAATACGCATTATATCTTTTGCGTTGGCAGCTATCGACGCCCATACTCGCGGCATGCTTAGTATTTTTAAGCGGTCTTGGCGAGCTATGGGCTACCGTAGCCGCTAACCTCATCGGCGGGCTTATTTTCTTTTGGATAGATAAGTGGATATTTAGGAGTGATAAAAATGCCAAAGTATAGGCTTAAAGCATTGACGCGTTTTACAGATGCAGAGACCGGCGCACAAATCGAACGCCACGACATAGTAGAGACGGCATCGGCAGATCGCGCCGTTAAAATTATTAATCTCGGCCTCGGCGAGCTAGTCGAGGCTTGCCACGAAAAGCAAGGCAAACGCGTCTTGATCCACCAAACCTTTTTATACAAGATCGGCGGCATCGAGACGGCTAATCGCCACTTGGCGCGAGCTTTTGCCGACTATAATATCGGCTTTATTTTTGGCGATACATGCGGCAAGCCGGATATGCGACAAATGATGGAGCTAGCCAAGACTTGCGACGTTTACATCGACGACGGCAAGCGCCGCTATGAGACCGATATACTTATTTTTGCTAATTACGATAGCGCGCCAAAGATTATCGATAGAGCCAAAGCCGGCAAGGTATATCAGCAAATACACGCCGATTTTGAGAATTTAACCAAGCGTGGCGGTTGGCAGTATTTTAAATGGGCGCCGCATCCGAGGATCGATAGGATACTTACGGTATCAGAGCGAGCGCAAATCGCGCTTAAAAATAAGTGGGGTTACGAGTCGACCGTCGTGCCAAATGTTTTAACGCCAACGCCCGACGAGCGCTTGGTCTTTTTGGTTTTAAGCAGGGCGACGGCAGAAAAGGGCATGGAGCGAGTGATAGAGCTATGCGATAGATTTAATGCAGCCGGTAAAGATTTTGTATTTTTTGTCGCAAGTACCATCGACAACGCGGATAGCTCGCTTAGACAAGAGATAGAAAAGCGCGACCGTATCGTACTAATAGAGCCATCGGTTTATAGCCAAGAGATGCTTAGGGCGGCCGATTATTTAGTACAATTAAGCCATAGTGAGTCGTATTGCTACTCGGTACGAGAGGCCTTGCAACGGCAAGTACCGGTTATCGTGAGCGATATACCGATTTTTAACGAGCTTGTGCAGGACGGCAAAAACGGCTTTATTATAGCCGACGATTATAGCAATTTGGATGTAGACAAGATATTTAGTAGCAAACTTAAATTTAAGCCATATACCGAGCAAATACCGGCCGTATGGTACAAGGTTTTACAAGGGGAGTTATGAGCAACAAAATCGCAGATTTGCAAAAGACAATTAAGAAAAACAAAAACGGCTATAACTACAAATACGCAGATCTTGCGGCCATCCATGAGATGCTCGCAGGCGCCAAGATAAGTTACTGGCAAGAGACCATAACAGAAAACGGCAAAGACTATATTTGCACTCATGTCGTGGACGACGAGACCGGCGAGGAATTGCGCAAGGGTAGAGGGAGCGAGATAGTACCCGTGCAAGAGATTAACGGCAAAGTCAACCCACCGCAAGCGATGGGCGGATCAATTAGTTATAGCCGTCGGTATAGCCTTTTGTTAATTTTAGGACTCGCAACCGAGGACGACGACGCCGAGTCTTTAACGAGGCATACGGCTAAGCCCGCAGCGGCCGCAGCCGCGCCAAGTGGCGGTCGAGTCAGTTTTGACGACATCCGAGAAAAGATAAAGGATATGCGAGGCGCCGAGCTCGAGTCTTACAAGGCTAAGATTTTGGCGCAGCCTATGACGTACAAGCAAAAAGATGCAATAAAAAACATTTTTGAAAAGAGACGCGCCGAGATTATGGCGCAAAATATGGGCTTTAAGCCAAAGGAGGGTTAGGGATGGACTTAATATATCATGGCGCTATTGTAGCTAAGAAAAATAACAAGCGCATTATGCGCGCCGCAAATGGGCGGCCGTGGATCGCCTCGAGCCAAGAGGCCAAAGCCCAAGAGCAAATCATGGCCTATATGTTTGCCTTGCAGGCTAAAGAGCAGGGATGGCAAGCCGACGATAAAAAGGTTTATAAAGTAGCTATCGGGATAGTCGAGCCGGATAAAAGACGCCGAGACCTCGACAACCAAGCGACGGCCATACTCGACGCGCTTGTGCTAGCCGGTATCTTACCCGATGACGACAATAAGCATTTGCAAGATTTGCATATATTTACCCTCGGATACGACAAGCACGATCCGCATGCTCGCATTATAGTCAATGAGTTTAAGGAGGCGATCAGCTAATGGCAACCGACAAAGAGGTTACGCAGGCTCTAAGGATACGAGCACTTGAGAGCCAAAACAAAGAATTTAAGCGCCGGATCGCGGCGGCCATCCGATATATCGAGCGCGCTAGCTCGTGGGGTCAGACGTTTGGATGCGAGGATGTTTTTGACGTAGTGGTAGGCGTGCTTAACGGGGATATTAAATAAAAAAGTTGGCAAATAGCTAACAAAATGCTTGCGTTTTGACAAATTGCGACTTATCATATAGGCATAAGGGCTAACGCATTTAAGAGATCAGTTTGTAGGACTTTAGGCGATAATGTGTTAGCCCACCCAACATAAGATGCTTAAAGTCTTGCAAACCGGTCTCTTTTAATGTGCCTTAATATCACCAAGAGCAAGCAGGAGGTAAAAGGATATGGACGCAGAGATCAAACTTAACGACATATCAAACGACTTACTCATTATTAACAAGCACACTATCGATACGCTTTTTCATCTCGAGAACGCGGCCGACTGTGTGGCGCTTTACGTCTTTTACTACAAGACGGCAAAGTGGCAAAAGACAAATACTATTAAGGCAAATGACGCTTACGTCAAAAAGTCGCTTAACTGGGGTATAGACCGCATTAAGCGCACTAAGCAGACGCTAAAAGAGCATGGGCTTATCGACATCGTGCAGCGCCGCAAGGATGGCAAGATCGCCGGATGGTACGTCGAGGTATCTTATCTTGTCGCGCAGCGTGCGGCCGATAATATAGGCATTAAGGTTGTAGACGATAGCAACAATACCCAAAACCAACAAGTAGAAAATGCAACAAGTGGCTCGCAAGAAATAAATGCTTTAAAATTACAAATTAAATGCTTAAAAAAAGAAAATGATATGCTTAAAAATAAAATAAAAAATGAGCAACCGGCAGAGCCGGCCGAGTGCGATTATGTATCGGAATTTAACGAGCTATGGCAGCAATACCCACGAAAACAAGGCAAAGCAAAGGCGCTAGAGGCCTATAAACGCGCTCGTAAAGCCGGAGTCGATAAAACTACCGTCTTGGACGGCATAAGCCGCTACAACGCGCAAATAACGGCCAATAAGACAAAAGCAAAATACATTATGCAGGGCTCGACATGGTTTAACGGCAAACGATGGGAGGACGAGTATACCGACCAACCAAAGACGCAACCAAAGACCAAGCAAGAGCAAATCGACGACGATTACTTAAAGTATTTAGAGAGTTTAGGATAAGAGAGGACGACAAGAGATGCAGGATATTAAAGCTATGATCGCAGCAAACAAAGAGGAAAATAACATTTTAACGCAAGCGCTTATCGATACGCTTAACGACCAAGAGGAGTATATCAAGGATGGCGACATTTATTGCAAAGAGTGCGATACCCCGAGAACATGTTTTGGCTTTACTAAAAAAGTGCGATGTTATTGCGAGTGTATGACGAGAAAAGCAAAAGAGCAAAAAGAGCTTGAGCAGCGCGCCGAGCGCTTACGCCAACTGGAAAAGCTAAAAGTCGCATCGCTACTCGGCGAGCGCTATAAAAACGTAACGTTTGGCAAAACGGATATGGATAACGACGATTTTGCAAAAGTCGCGGATCGAGCGCGTAAATATTGCGCCGCAGCGGGTAAAGTCTTAGCGCAGGGCGTGGGCATCTATCTTTACGGCGCAAAAGGTACGGGCAAGACGCACTTAACGGCTTGCATCGCTAACGAGCTTATGAGCAATTACTACTCGGTACTATATACGAATTTTAGCGAGATAAGCAAAAGCATAAGAGCGACTTACGGCAACCGTGGCGAGTCCGAGCAAGCTTTTATCGATAAGCTAGCTACCATCGACTTTTTATTTATCGACGATTTTGGTACGGAGTCAGTCGCAAGAGACGGCGACGATCTATGGCTACAAGAAAAGATATTTGAGGTCGTAAACAAGCGCTATAACGCAAATAAGCCGATTATCTTTACAAGTAACTACTCGCTTGCCGAGATGGTTAAAAATCGCGGCCTAGCAGATAAGACCGTGGATCGCATAAGCGAGATGTGCGAGGTTATCAAACTAGACGGCAAAAGCTACCGTTTAAAAGCTAAAGAGCAGCGCGAAAAGCTTTTTTAATTTAGCTTAAGCGTTGCAAATAGCAAACAATTTTAAAAAAAGTTTGCAAAACCTATTGCTATTTAATAATATATGGGTTATTATATAGTCATAAGGAACAAGAAAGGCAAAAAAATGACAACTAAAGCATTTAAAATTAACGAAAATTACGAGATGTTTAGCCCTTGCGATCAGTCTTGCACATGGGCTTACAAAGTCTTAGCACGTACCGCTAAAACCGTAACGCTCGCAGCTTTAGACGATGTAAACAAAGTAGTAAAATGCCGTATCGCAGCAGATGCAGACGGCGCCGAGTTTTGCCGCCCACTAGGCCGCTACTCGATGAGCCCTGTATTAAGGGCTAACTAGCTATAACCCGACGAGTCGATCAGATAGACCAAGCATAAAATAATAAGACGAGGCTTTTGCATCATCCGGTCGGCAAGTTGGCAAATAGCTAACAAAGCTCAAAAACATTTTAAAAACATCAAACATCATAAGTCAGATAAAAGAGGAGTGATATATGACAAATAAAGCACAATATGTAAGACAACAAAAAGGCCATAGCCTTTTACTAGCTATCTTTATGGGATGGACGACGCTATGGATCTTGCCGATTTACTGGGCTATTAGTCCAAATCATTACTACCATCTATAAGAGGAGTGATAACACCATGACAAGACAAGAGGCCGAGGCGCAGATCATGGAGCACTTTAAAGAGATTATTAAAATCGCGCAGGCTTATGACAAAGATACAAATTATCTATCGCTAGCCGCATTTGTAGCGAGTGGTTATTTATCAGTAACCAACGGCCAAGACGGCGACAAGCGCCTTAATTGTCATTATTTTAATTATCGTGATGGCGATTTATTTAGTGATTAAGTGCTATACTTTAAGCATAAGGCTTATGCCTTAGCACATTGGCCAACCACAATTTATATAAACTCTATTTTTGACCAAGATAAAAATATAAGAGAGACAAACAAGCAAGAGCCGCTTGCAAATAGCGGCTTTTTGCATGATAATCGGAGTATATCCACACCCCAAACAAGGATATTAGCGTTAATGCCCGCAGTCATTGGCGCCGGAACTCGCAACACCGATAGCAGTTGCGTGTGATGAAATGCCAAAAAGCCGCCCTTGCGAGAGGTGGTTTTTTGGTGATATAATATAAGTACCAAATGCTTGCAAATGCCACTCTAACGAGTGGCTTTTTGTCGTACAGAAAAAAGGGCGACATTAATAGCCGCCCAAATGAGACCTTAAAAAGATGAGTTGCCGTTGCATGCAGGCACGCCACGCCGGATCGTCGCAGGCTTGCATAAGCCACTCGCAAGCGTCGATTATATCGTATTTGGCGATAATATCGCGCTCGCGCTCATACTTAAGCCATGCGGCCTTAATCTCGGCGCCGGACGGCCGCGGCACATCGTGCAGGATAGTATTATGGAGCTCGTTATGTAAGTCTATATCGAGCTCATAAACAAAAGCCTCGCGTAAAAGCTTAGCGTATCCATCGCGATAGTGCTTGCGTTGAAAAATCAGATGATGCCGGTTAGTCGTGGCGCATTTGCGCTTATTTTTACGCTTGCTCACATAATCACCCCGCTTAATGCGTGATAGTGGCCTTAACCTCGCCAAAAAGGGCGCAATTATAGACGATTTGCGATGCTTGAGCCAAGTAGCAGTCGCCATAAACGAGTACCGTATCGCCCATATCGGTTAAGTTAATGCCGTCTTGCTCGATAAGCTCGTAAAGCTTACGGCTATCGATTTTGCCGCTAATCTCGATAAAGATATGTACTAACATAACAACACCCCCAAAGGTCTAAAGGTACGAATTGCTTATATTTTCAGTATAACAAAAAAGAGCGTCGGCTTGGAGTATGTAAAGCGCGACGCTATAAGAAAGACAAGAGATCACTTACGACCTCGCTTATAAGTTTAGCACAAAAGGCCAAAAATATATAAGTGCTATACTATTAGCATAAGGAGGATCACTTTATGGATATTAACGATCTAGTAACCTATCTATTAACGCCCGTCGCGCAAATTGCGCTAATTATGGCGCTTGCAGAGGTAGCAAAGCGTATCGGGCTTAAAACCAAGTGGATACCACTACTCGATCTCGGGCTTGGTATCGTAGCGGGACTTTTAGTATATACCGCGCATCTTGGCCTAAGCCCTATCGAGGGCGTCGTGGTCGGTATTGCATGCGGCCTAAGCGCTTGCGGTCTATTTAGTGGCGTTAAAAACTTAATTAACAACTAAGGAGGCTATTATGGCAAAGAAAACTAAAAAAGAGCAAATCGACGACGTGTATGCAGATGCTAGCGCAGCACATGGCGCCGATTATGAGGAGGCTTAAGACATGCTTACCGGTATTGATATTAGTAAATGGCAGGGCGCAGGCTTTAACGTCGATGCGGCCGCCGATTTTGTGATTTGCAAGGCAACAGAGGGCACGGGATACGTCGACCCACTATGCGACAAGTTTTATCAGCAGGCAAAAGCAAAAGGCAAGCTTTTAGGCGTTTATCATTTTGCACGACCGGATCTTGGCACAACTGGCGAGGCCGAGGCCGAGTATTTTGTAAAAAATATTAAGGGATATATCGGCGAGGCTATCTTGGTACTCGATTACGAGTGCGCGCCATATAGCGACGACTGGGCTTACGCTTTTGCTAAGCGTGTGCACGACCTTACCGGCGTTTGGCCGATGCTTTATGCCTCGGCATCCAAGATTAACGGCGTAAACTGGTCGAAAACGGCTAAAAATTGCGGCCTATGGATCGCAGGCTATCCAAATGCCTATAACGTACCAAACCCGCCAACGCCTAAGCCGAGCGATATGCCATACGGTATCGGAGCTTGGCCGTTTTGGGCTATTTGGCAGTATACGAGCAGCGCGGGCGCATTAGACCGCGACATCGCTAATATGGATGCGACGGCATGGCGCAAATATGCCGCAGTAAATGGCGAGGCTAAGCCAACGCCACAACCGGAGCCAAAACCAACCCCGACTAAGAAAACTAACGAGCAGATCGCCGACGAGGTTATCGCGGGCAAATGGGGTAACGGCGCAGATCGCGAGAAAAGGCTTAAAGAGGCCGGATATGACTATAATGCCATCCAAGCTATCGTAAATAGCAAGATGAGCAACGTAACCTATTACTCGGTACGCCGTGGGGATACCCTAAACGGTATCGCCGCAAGGTACGGCACAACGTGGCAAAAGATCGCAGCGGATAACAACCTCGCAAACCCAAATCTAATTTACCCATCACAAGTATTAGCCATTAAAAAGTAGGTGGTATAGCATGCTAGTATCGTGCTCAAGATGCGGTAAGATGCACGCAAGAGGCTTTAAGTGCAACGTAGGGCGCGCAGATCGTGCAGACCGAGAGGCGTACGGGATGCGTGCCTCGTGGACATGGCAAAAGAAAAGCAAAGAGATTAAAGATAAAAGTAGGTGGTTATGCGCCGTATGTAAGGATAATGGGCGCCTAACATATGATGGCTTAGAGGTACACCACATCGTAAAAGTTAGAGATGATAAATCAAAAGCTTTTGACGACTATAACTTAATATGTCTATGTATAGAGCATCATAAGCAAGCCGATGCAGGTAAAATAAAGGCTAGTTACTTGCTAGAGTTAGCCAAACGGAGAGAGGATAACCCCCCGTGCTAGGCCATATTGTGAAAAATCGCGCAAACTAAT